ACCCTCCCAACGTAATTTTGAATGTCACGTTGGGTTAACGGGCGTCCTAAGTCCTGTTCAATTCCTCTGAAGATTGCCATAAGGAAAACGGCAGCCTCCATTGGAAAGCACAGGGCTGAACCCATAGACGCGAACTTGGAAAGAGACATAACATCTCCTCCAGGTAGGAGCGCCTTCTCACTTCTGCAAGCCATGACAGCATCGTGTAAATGACGATGTCTGGAAAGCATCAGTGAGACGGTCTCATGAGAGACCCTATCGGAAGCTTCACTCAAATCGAGTGTCGCTAGTTCGCCTTTCGACGAACCCTCTTTGGCCAAACGCTGGTTAGGCGTTTGATCATCGAGGCCGATGAAGTCGTTAAGGAAAGAATCCTTAACGGCTTCCTGGAATAGCCGCAAAATCGCCTGCTGCGAGTATTGCATCGCAGTAGGTTCACTCGCGATTATTCTAGGGGTCTTCATCGTCTTAGGAACTGAGATAACCTTAACAGGCCTCTCAGATCCGGGTTCGAGGAAGTCAACCTTGTCTAGCTCCTCCCAATAGGAGTAGCTAGGTAGAACCATTTCCACGAAAGGGAAATAGTTCTCAAGGCGCACGGGCCATTCGGTTTGGCGGAACTTTTGATTCCCGACAAGGGAATCGGCAGTTGCGCCTGGACCGTGTTTCGGACGAAGACAGCCGTCATAGACTTGTTTGTCCATGACACTGAACATCGAGCCGAAAAGGAGCGTCGACAGGTGGAAGAAACGATCATGATTCCTCCTCCCGTTGAGTTCCTTGACTTCCTGCTCACACTCAACGAACTCTCGAAAAGCCCTTCTCTCGCGAGAGGGCTTACAGTCGAGTAGAATCTTGCCAAAGATCAAAGTCAATTGTCTTATGGCTCGAATCGCATCGACTGAGGGTTCATCAAGTAGAACGCCAGTACGGCGGTCGAAGATGAGACGAGAGAAACCCGACAGGAATGCCGGGAAACTCCCGTTTTTCTTAAAAGAAAGAAAAACGGTGTCGTCCACCCTTCCTTGCTCAAGACAGTATTCAAAGTCTTTTGCAAAGTTGGGGAGGGTTATCGTAAGAAACGATAACCCCTCCTTCTTAGACCGCTCCGCGACAAGTTCTTTGTCACGGTGGGCGCTAGTGCAACATCCCATCGCCAAATCATCAGCGATGGTATTCCAGAGCACCATTAGGCTTTTCACGTAACCTCCTGATAGAGGAAAAACGTCCTAAGCCGATGGTTTCACTCCCTGAGCTAGATGCCAGTAGGTATCTGCCGAAGGTGGGTTAGCTTTCGCCACCCACGAGCTTCGACAGAATGGCATCAGTCGACGCACTCCATGTGCCCTTGAGGCCATTGAAGAGCGCCTTCTGCTCCGCGGCGGAGAACTGCCCCGCATTCGGGATGTCGAACACCACGTACGCAGACATGCTGCGAGGTGACGTCGTTCCCGTGATGAGGGTGGAACCCGCGTTGTCGGCGTAGTCCAGCCGAAGGGACCTGCGGATCCTGCGTCCGTACTGATGTGACGCAGAGACCTTCAGGAGACTGCCCGGGAAGACCGACAGCGGTCCAGCTTGATAGACCGACGCAAAACCCTGCTGTGAAACGCGGGGAAGTGTGACGGCCGTCGAGTTGAACGCTGTGGTCGGATCCAGGGTAATCGGATCAGTGAACATCGACGTGCTCCTTTGCGTTGGTGTGCAGTGATCTACCTAGCAACTCTGGTGATACCAAGAGCTGCAACAATGGCCTGCTGCATGGATGACAATCCATCCCAGCTAAGGCCAAAACCAAAGGGGTTCGCCTGTATCCTCTTCTTCACTGTTGTGCGAAGAGCAACAGGGGATACACCTGGATAGGGAGGAGCAAATCGCTCCGGGTGCAAAACTACACCCTTCCTATTTCCAGCGGTATAAGTGTCCGTGATGGTAGTTGTTTCCATCACGTAACCATACCGGAGAACCGTGCCGTAACTAATCAGGTTCTGCAGGTTCTTTACGTAAGAACCTGCGTTGCTGATCCAGTCAACGGCCCAGGACCATGGTGTGAGTTGCCACAACGTATTCAGGTCCGGCTCGGCTCCGAAGAGCTTCGCCATCAGCAATCTCCTATCATGCTTAGAGTGGGTGTCAAACCACTTGGGCAAATGATAGGTGAAAGCACCATCGAACCAAATTTCGCGTTCGATGACCCTAGTACGTATGGTCTCATAACATGGGAAAGCCTCAGCTACCTGAAGAGGTATCTCACCCCAACCGGACGTCCCGTTCGTAAATGGCCTATAGGTCAAATGCGCCGGGGAGTACGTATTGGGTAAGACCTCTTCGCTGATGCTTCTTTCCTTGGGAAAGTGAAAGCTCCTTCTGACGTTGCGACCAGAATCACGTATGAACTGGTCGACAACACGCTCGACTTTATGAACACCTTTAAGAAAGGTGCCCATATCGTCGATCGTTGGGGATATGCCGAAGACGACGTTGAGAAACTCAGCGCCGCCTGCAGCAAGCGTCTCGATTGCTCGAAGACGCGCCTCCCAAAGATGAACCCCGGGTACTTGGGGAACATCCTGGAGAAGCTCACCAATCGCTGAAGAAGCGTTCGCAATCTGGTTTGTAGGTGCCACCGCTGCAACAGCAACCGTTCCCTTGGTCACAAGCTCTTGCCTTGAGCTTGAGAGGTCAGGGGGAAAGTTGTATTGCAACGGTCGTGCCGGCAAGTACAAACCGCCTTGATTTGTGGTCACGAAGCAATTCGCGATCCAAGGTCCTTGCATCCTGGATTTTGTCCAAGATGTAGTAACCTTGACCGGAACTTCGAGAACAGAGATTGGGAACTTAGAGTTCACAATCTCCTGTTTCAGAGTGTAAAACTCTGAACCCAAATCAGAATTGGCGTCTGGTCCCTTCTTAGGAGGGGGCCAGCGATTGCCATCCGACTCAGTGATCTGAATCCCGCCAGTCGTGGTTTTGACAGGAGTGCCTTTGTACCATTGAAATGGTCCAGTGGCACTACCGTCGTTCCCGTAGTCATCCTCGCGAAAATAAAACTGAGGACCACGCAGGGAACGGCTTTTTGTCTTACCACGACTGACAAACAAGGAAAAACCTCCTTTGGTACAATTAGTAGTAGTTAAAACTACTAATAATTGATTTGGCTAGTACATTTCTGTACTAGGGTTGCACTGCGTGGCACGGCCTCC